TCTCAATCCACTTCATCCCACCGGATTCTCTGCCTTAACCCGAAAGCTGCCTTGCTGCGCCGACTCCACGGTGCCGGTCGATTCATAACGCCAATGCCATGTGCCAGGTTCGATCAAGGATAGATCGACGTGATACAGACCAACGCCTTCGCGCACCAGTTCTCCATTGACGCCGTAGACCAGTATCGTCGGGGAGACTTCGCTCGGCACCTGATAGATAAATTTTACCTGATTAGGATCGGTTAAAACCTTCCCGAGTCGGAACGATCCTAAAAAGCGCGGCTTTTGGCCGACGACGTAATCGCAATCGAATTGACTCATGCTGCCTGCCCGATCTGACCGATGTCATGGTGTGGAACAGCGCGCACGCGCAGCTCTTGATATGGAACAGCGCGTGCGCGCAGCTCTTGATGGAAATAAACCCGTACACGGCAAGACGATTCTTCTATGAGAACACCGAGTGTGGCCGGGTTTATCGCAAGCGCCGTGTCGGTCTCGATCGCCTGCGCGATGCTCTTATTCTTCAGCTTGCCGAGTCCGAAAGCGCTGTCGGCCTCCAGCGCCTGCAAGATGGCGAATTGATAGATGATCGAAATAGGCTGCGCGGTGTCGGTCTCACTCGCTTGCGCAATCGCCTTGTTCTTGAGCCCCACCAACGCCTGGGCAATATCGGACTCAGCGGCTGCGAGGATCAACCGGCGAAGAGGCGAGATCGTAAGAGCTGCGGCGGTGTCGGTCTCACTCGCCTGGGCGACCGCTTTGACCTTGAGTTTCGATAGCGCCTGGGCGCTGTCGGTTTCCTCTGCCTGGCCGATGATCCCCGGACGTGTGACGGCGTCGGCGGTGTCGATCTCGCTGGCCTGGCCGAGGAGCTTGGATTTGGCCGAGTCGACCGCCTGCGCGGCGTCGGTTTCGCTGGCCTGCGCGATCGCCGCCGCTTTGGCCGACGCGATCGCCTGGGCGATATCGGTTTCGCTGGCCTGGGTGATGCCTTTGGCTTTGCGCGCGGTGAGCGCCTGCGCGCTGTCGTTTTCACTGGCCTGGGTGATGGTTTTTGCTTTGGCCGCGGTGAGTGCTTGGGCCGCGTCGGTCTCCTCGGCGGTGGCTATTAGCCGGCGTTGCGGATTGACGGTGACAGCTTGGGCGCTGTCGGTTTCCGTCGCTTGCGCGATGGCTTTGGCCTTGCGCGAAGTGATCGCCTGCGCTGCATCGGTTTCGGTGACTTGGGTGACGGCTTTGGTCTTGAGACGGGTGATCGCCTGCGCGGTGTCGGTTTCGGTGACTTGCCCGACGGATTGGGTGATTGCACCGCCGGCGTGGGGATGACCCCAAAAGATTTTTGCAATCGCCATTTAGCAGCTCATGAAGTCGTCGGGATCGAGAGAAAATAATCCGCCCACTCTTTGGGGTTAGTCTGATCGACACCTTGGATCGTGATCACGTCGCCGTTCATTTCCGAAGATGACAGCTCAATCAGCACAGCGCGGCCGCCCGATGGACTGACACTCGGCAGCGTCGCCAGATTATTAAACCCGCCGCCGTCGATGTCGACTTTGAAGTCACCGCTGGCGATGGTCGGATTGGTTTTGAGCGTGCCGACGCCCTGCAGGTCCTCCAGGGCGATGCGGATTTTGAAGTCCTCGTTTTTCTTTGGCGGATTATAAGGTGCAGCCATCGTTAAAACCCCGCGCCGATGTTTGGCCCCGGCCGCGAATCTTGCCGCTGCGCCGCGCCGGGATCGATATAGTTGTAGGTAGATGAGCCTGTGCCAATAGCTAACGAGCCGCCGACCGGATAGCCCTTAGCTCTCAGCGCGGCGTTTTGAATGCGGAAGTCACCGCCTGCCGCATTGACGAATTGCGGGTCGAGGGTCTGCTCATCGAAGCTGGGGATTTGTGTGGGATAATACGCGCCAGATGAATTGTTGTAAAAATTATTCCCGCGAATTATCCACGGCAAAACTCCCTCTGTGGCTGTATAGTGGAGCTTGGAATCGACGGTTAACCCATATCCAGTGTTGTTCGATATGATGTTGTTTACAAGAAAACCGCCAAGCATGAGCACCGGGTAGGCATTGGGACCGCTTAACTGAACGCCTCCGCCTGCGTTCCCATTTATAGTATTCCCTACGATCGTAAAACCAGCACTACCGCTCGTGGTTGGTGTGATCTGGATACCAACTCCAGTACAGCCGGTGATTATGTTGCCCGTTATCACTGCTTCGACGCCACTTGCCAAGTTGATTCCAATGGCACAGTCATGAATATAATTATTTGCAAAGATTCTACCCGGCGTAGGGATGGTTGTCTGGATGCATGCCACAGCGCAAGAAATCTCAGAGTCTACAATCATTGCTCCGGTAAAAATGCTGTTGAATGGGATTGCAAACTTGTTTGTTGCATGGGCGGCTTTTATATTCTTAAAGAGAAGTCGGCTGACTGACCCCTGCGTGAAAATAGTTGAAGCCGTCTTAGTTCCGTTGGTATTTTGGAATTCGATACCCTCAAACCACAACAGAGAACCGGCTAGCGAAAATCCAGTTCCGTTATTGCTAAAGGTGACCAGCGGTCTCGTTGCCGCGCCTGGGGTGGCCCTCATCGTAACCCACCCGCCAATCATCTGATTGCCGCCAGTTCTCCAACTCACCGCACCGGCAAAGGTGTCCGTAAATCCGCTTTCCAGTTCCAGTGTCCATCCAGGTTGTAAATCCGAAAGTGTACCTGACATCGCAAACAAACTCTGGCTGGAGGTTGACGATATCGTCAACCGTTTTCCGCCAATTGCGCACGCTTTTGTTTGGCTCGTCTGTAGCGGCAGCTCCACCCTCACTACATCGTTGGCATCGTCAACGCTGGTGATCATGACGAAATTTCTAAAGTCTGCGGTCGTGTCGTTGAAAAACAGCGCCGCGCTCCCATCGCTCGCTACCCCGCTTAGATCCGATCCCGATAGGGTAACCGAAAAACCGTCAGCCGAGGATTGACACGAACCGTTGGTAACCGCCGTAGCTGGTCCCGCTCCGCTGGCATTGCTATCCGATCCGGTCGAACTGTTGGCGAGAATCGTAGGAAAAACCCTCGGCGTGCCTTCCACGAAAGCAAGATACATACTAACCGAGGTCGCACTCTCGACCGTTGGATCGCTCGCCTGGCTTGTTGCGGTAACGATCCTGAATTCCGCGAAGGCCTGCCTGGATGTGTTTGCCGTGCCGGTATTCGCGTTGGCGACTGAAAACGCTGTAAAATTAGTCGTTGGAGTTATTGCTCCACCGTTACCCGACGAACCTATGGCGCGCAGAAACAAGTATTCTGCGCTCAGAAGATTGTCGATTGTCATCGATGCTGGGTCTGCGCTATTGGCCTCTATATCCGTAACAAACCCGGCAACTCGAAGATAATTTCCGCTACCGACGCTAAATTCCCAACAAGTCATGGCGCGAGCATCGGCAGAAGAATGATGTGCAGTTATAGTGCCGCTACTCGGCAAATCGACAGTGGCCTTCGTCATGAAAACGGCCCCTGTCGATTGAGTCACCGAATCATCGCCATCGATATTGAACTCTCTTACAAACTCCCAAATATTCCCCACCGAATCGACAAACGCGAACATTCGACCACGATAGCCCTCGGTATTGTCACTTGAATCGTGAACGTGAACGCAGGCCCCATAATTACCGACATCAAGTTGAGCGGAAGTTGTGAGGGCGAGACTATTTTGCGCGGTGTTGGTTGCCGTTGCGGTCCCGAGCGAGCCGATGCTGGTGATCGCTGCGCGAACCGGCACAACGGTCGCAATCGGCGACACGATTAGAGTCAAGGCAAAGAGCAAAAGCCGCTGCCACAAATTCATGGTTGAAGCTCTCCGTTTATGATGACATTGGCGCCCGCTGGAGCCAGAATTCTAATCGGCGGTGCCGATCGCTCGAATGTAAACGGGACTCCATCCCTGATTGTGATCGTCGCATCGGCTTCAATCTGCGGTAAGTCATGCTCGAATACGTGAATCGCCACGGCGCCGTACTGTCCGGCTCCCTGTTGAGCGATATAAACCCTTCGCGAAGTTTCGTCGTAAGCGACTCCTCCGAGGGCGTGTGCGTTGTTAGCCTCGAAGGGCAAATTGAACCGCCAAAGTGCGTAAGGCAGAACATCCCAGGCGTTTTTCTCACCGCGCCTTACCTTGTCCAACTCAACGGCGTCGTAGGCCCACATTTGGTAAATGTACGGGTAGGCATGAGGCCCGGTAGAATTGCTGACTGGATCATAGCAGTAGTGTTGAATATTCGCCGGTGGAAACGGGAGCAGATGTTTCGCCGGATCATTCGTACCAGGACCGTAGCAGTATTCGCCGGTTCCCTTCTTTCCGACGTACAGGACAGTTCGAGTGCCAACTGGCTGCACGATCCCGGTGATCGCGGTTGCCGCGCCGTAAGCATCTGTGTTGCCGGTATACTGCCCAAGTGTGGGATGGGCGAGCGGATAATACACCAGCGCAGATGTGTTCACTGTATTCCCAGCCTGAATGTCTTGTGGATTAAAAGAGAACGCTGACGGTCCTAACGAAGTCCTGCTAATGATCGACACACAACAATTGCCGGTCAGGTGAGTCCCTCCCAAAAGAGACTGCAACCCGCTTTGCACCTTTGCCATGTAGCCGCTGAAAAACCCGGCCTTCAACGTTCCGTTGGCCATGCGTACCGGACCGATTACTTGCCCCGGCATTCCAAACGATAGCGGGCGGGCGAAGTGCGAGAGCACCTGGCTACCGTCAGCATCGTAGGACGAATAAGCCGAGATAATCAGCCGCCCTTGATCGACTACCATGCCGCCAAGCTGAATATCGGTGGCTGGTGGATCGACTAAGAGCCGCTTTCCTTCCAGGGCGTCGGAAAATGCTTGAAGCACCGGCGCAATCGGCAAGGCCGCGAATGTCGAACCTGGCGCCCCCAGTGTGAGCGGAATCTGAACTTCCGACACATGGTAAGGATGCCAAGCATGGCCGCTGTAAAATAGAGACCGATTCGCCGGATTGAACGCGAGCGCATAGCCGCCGTAAGTAAAGCAGTTGCTTACCGTACTCGTTGGAACAGCTCCGCATGGAACGGTCCCGGCCGGCAGGCGGAATGCACCAACGTGGCGCAGGTGGCTAGATTGGAGCAACGGCTCGACTGCGTGGGCCGTTGAAATCAGCAGAAGGCATGCAAGGACCAACTTCATCAAGATCATCGCTGTCTCCTTATGACGCCCGGAAAAATCCCGCCGCGGCGATCTGCGCTGTGACGTCACTTCCGTCCGGCGTGATCGCAAAATCGTGGTGCGTCATCGGCACGATGTTGGCATCCGTCCCGCCCGTTGTGTCGCTGTCGTAGGCCGTGACGAATTTACTGATCGCCCCGGTGCCGTCATTGGCGAGCCCGGTCCAGGTCTGGTCGGGGATGTCGATGTCCACTCGGTCGTTTGTATCGTCCGGTGCGAACGCGCTGATGTCGGAGTCGGTCAACACCTTGCGCGCATACCCGGTGTTCGTTGCTTCGTTGGTAGTGCCAGCGACGAGCGCGCTTACCGTATCGAAATCGCGCAACGCCGTGTCGGCCTCAAGGCCTGTGGTCGCGAGCAGAATGATAATCAACGCCGAGTTGGCCGGATCGTTTAAGTCGACGCGGTTGTAGAGCTCGGCGACGCGCCCCTTTGCTATGTTAAAGACTTCGTTTCCCATAATTCACTCCTTGGAAAAATTTTCCTTCGTGTTAAGACGCCTTGCGATACCGCGCGGCAAGTCGCGCGTGAAACTTTGTCTTGCCGGTGTCCAGGATCTTGGCAACTTCCTCGTTGCTGATCTCGCTGAAGTCCTTGCCCGTCACCACGGTAAAGAAGTTGTCGACGCGGTAGCCTGAAGGGTTGGTAGGATCGGGCGAAGGCTTGCCCCCGCCGACCTTGGCGACATGCGCCTTGGCCTCGGCTTCGCCGCCGAGTTTTTCGCCGGTAAAGCAGGAATAGTGCCCGGGGCCGCGAACCACGCGATATTCCATGGTTTGGTTCTCTCCCTTAACCACGAACTTTCCCGCGCTCGCCTCCAGCCAGCCTTCCGCAATGCCTGTCTCGATCAGCGACGGAGACCAGTGCTCCACCGCCTTGGCGCGCATCACGCGCACGCCGTTGACGTGGGTCGGCTTGCCCTCTTTATCCTTCGCGTAGAGTCTTTTCAAAAACATAAAACCTCCTTATTGAACCTGAATTGTTAAAGCTGTGGGAGCACCCGGCGTGCTCATTTCAAAGCGCACCGCGGCTTTGTTGATCTTGTAGCCGATAGTTTTCTGATGCCCGAAGCGCAGCTTATTGACGCCGTCGACTAGGTAGGCAAGCGGAATATCGTATTCGACCGTGGCGACCTTCTGCTGGTTGGCCGATGTGCCGACCGAGCCAAACAGCACAATGGGCCCGTTACCGTTGATGTATAGGTCGCCCTCGTCTGGATAGTCCGGGTCGTAGACTTCCAGAATGAGGATCGCCCGGCTTACACCGGCCGGCTTGGCGACCGTGATTTCCAAAGTCTTATACTCCGGCAACGTCGTCCCTTCCATATTCAGCGGCAACGTGGCCACCGCGGTGGTGGGGATCGTGCCGCACCCTTCATTTCTGGCGGACTCGCCGCCGGCGTTGAAGGCCGTTACCGCAAAGCAAATCTGCGAACCCTCGTTCGCGGTGATCGAGGGAGTAACGAATTTCGTCTGGTTGGCGCCCACTTGTCCGATCACAGCGAAAGTGCCGTCAGCGGCCTTGCGATATAGCTTGAACCCGTCCTCGTTGTTGGAGTTATCTGTCCAGGTGAGGGTAAACACGGCCGGCCTGGGTTGAGCGGAGACAGATCCGGCATAGATGATCGACGCCAGAGCGGCGATGACGAGGCAACATAATTTCATAGACCCACCCTCCAAAAGATTTTCGGCAAACGATTTCAGACTGCGGCAGGCGTACCAGTAGGTGTCGGGCTTTAACCCGGGCGGCAGATCCAGCCGTTCACCCTTGACGCCGGTGCCGTGGGTCGCCATCAGATTCAAGGTCCGCACATGCTTGCTGTGACCCCTACTGTCCGACTGCTTCGCCGCCTCGACCAGAGCGCCTAATTGCAAGCGCGCGTCGGCTCGATCTTCGATGGTGCTGGTTTGGTGCCTGGTCTCGTCGACGTGATCGAGCGGCATCGCTAGGTCGCGCTTGTGGGTCCGCCTACCGTACCATCGGCTTTCCCAGCAGATATTCGATAGCTCGTTGAGCATGTAATAGCGCACCGATTTCGCCGGAAAGTAATTGCAATCGCTGTAACGCACGAGCGCTTCGCAACCGGATTGAAAAATATCTTGCTCGGCGGCGCGTGGATCGCCGAGTTGAAATTTGTTTTGCCAGGCGATCTTACGAGCCATCTTTTTCAACGTAGTCAAGTGATCCTCGACCGCTATCATCTTGGTCTCAACCTCGGGAATGCGGAGCCCGCCACAAAAAAAGGCCGGGGAGTTCTGCACTCCGCCGGCCTCTCAGGGCTCGTCAGGCAATGTTGTAAGCCTGGGCCTCTCAGGGCTCGTCAGGCAATGGTTTTAATTCGTCAGCGTCTCATGGCCACCGGTTCAAATGGCCGCAACGCGGACATTTGATTTCACCGCGCAACGTGCCGCGGAAGAGTAATCGTTGACACTTGCCGCAGCGGGTGTCGCGCAAGGCCACACCAGCCGCTTCGGACGCGCCGATATTATTTTGTCTCCCGTATAGGGGGGCGGGAGACTGTGTCTTGAGCTGCGTTTCATTGGCCATTTGTACGCCGCCGAGGAGAAAAAGTCCAACATTAAACGACTGCCGAGCCGGGGAAGCCGCGCCCGACGGTCTCGCTCATTTGGTACACGTTGACGGTCACCGACGCCTGGGGAGATCCGAAATCGGTGGTTTGCTGCGCCGCGCTGTAGGCGACCGTCTGCGCGCTTGCCGTGAGCGTCCGCACGACCGTTGAGCCGTTCAGGATGTCGATTTCATAAGCCTCGGTCGTTTCCCCCAGGGGCACGTCGACCAAGTCGCGCCATTCCTGATGCTCTCTGGTTCGCCGAATCCAAGTGATCGTGAGATTGTCCGAACCGTCCCGGCTGCCGGCGATGTGAACCGGCGCCAATGGTTTCAAGCTCGCGGTCATAGCGTGAAGTGAACCTCGTTCGCATCGGTGAACAGAGACCCCAACGAAGTCGCCCGGAAAATCTGCGGTGCGCCGATCTCCGATCCGGACGCGCTTATACGGTGCAGGGCCAGGGGATCGAGCACCACAAACGGCTCGCCGATCATGTGGTCGGCCACCGCAAACTCGCTCCCCCTGCGGCCGCGCAATAGGTTTGACAGCCTGTAGATGCCAGAGCCGAGAGCGACCGCCGTCGTCCACTGGATAATCTCGACGTCGCCGTTGATCTTAATCAGCGCCGCAGCGTTGGCGCCGTTGAGCACGTTGGCCTGGCTCTCGCTCGACAGCATGAAAATGTCCGGTCTTACCAGATGTACGTCGAGGGTGTTGACCGTGTCCCAGGTGTTTACATTGGCCGGGGGGAGCAGGGCAGTCCTGGCGTAGCCAATACAGCTCTGCACGTCCATGGTCGCGATGTCGGTATAGGTTTGACCATCATCTATTGACTTGGCGATGATGGCGCCTGTCCAAGGTGGGTTGTAGCCGCTGACTGCCAGATAGTAGCCGATCCCGTTGTCCTCGGGGCGCAACAGCACCGAGTCAAAAACAATCAACCGCGTCGATCCGGCAAGCCCGACAACCTTGGGAATAAGACCACCGGATGGCGTGCCGCCTAGCGCGACGTAACCGGAATAAAGGCCGGGGTCCTCGGACACTGCTTTCACCACTATGATTCCCGGTTGACCGTATTCCACGCCAGCCGCCCGAAAGCGCAGCGTGCGCGGGACCGCCACTTGAACTACCTCGGCCACACCCATCGCGCGCGCGCCTACGAGGGACACGCTAACCAGGGTCTGATCATCGATAACCAGAGCGTCGGCGCCGACGGCCGCCGTCCTGACAATCGACGGCACGTTGAACCGCGCGGATACCGTCGGTTGTCCGACCGCGAGCGTCCCGACCAGAGAGGCAGCAACGAGGGTGTTGGCGTCGACTACATAGTGGTCGCCCACCCCGGTCGAGGCATTGACCAGCGAGGGGGCCTGTAACGCGCGTCCGAGCGTTGGCGTGCCGATCGCCAGCGGGCCGGTTAATGATGGGATAGTGAGAGCTACGGCGACTACCGCGGCGCCAAGCGCCCGCGGACCGAGAAGGGAAATCGGGGCGATGACCGCAGGTATATAAACGAGCTGCGCGCCGAATTGGAGGATACGGGCGGCCAGGCTGGTTTCTTCACTGACGACCTGGGACCCCGCGACCGCGACTTGTGTTTCGATGTCGGTCTGCTCGGTGACGACCTGCGCCCCGGCCTGGGCGACTCTCGTTTCAACGTCGGTCTCTTCGGTGACGACCTGCGCGCCGGCCTGGGCGACCCGCGTTTCAACGTCGGTCTCCTCGGTAATGACCTCGGCGCCATGAACCAATATGCGCGTTTCTGTTGCCATTATTTAGATCGGCCGAGCATGGACACGCCGAGCGGGTTAGGGCCGCGGGCCTTGCGTTCCTCTTCTTCGAGCTCGGCGATGCGATCATTGACGGTCTTGGTGGTGGCCGCCAGCTCGAGCCGCTTATCCTCCAGCTTCGAGCGAAACTCTCGCAGCATATTGAGGGGGAGAGCCTTCAGCTTTTTGGAATCGTTGGGGATTTCCATCGTTTACTCCTGTTCTGGTTTGCCGACACTGGAGAGCCCCACCAGCTGCGGCGTACCGACCACGCCGCGGCGAACGTCGGGGGTTTTGTGAAACAGCCGCCTCAATCGCGCGTTCCAGCCCGCCTCCTTGCGCGCGGCGTCGTGTACGCGGGGGTCGTCAGTGAAGCCGGCCGGGAAGCCGGCGCGCAGGACGACCGCCTGGTCGAAGGTAATTTGCTCGACCTTCGCCACAGCTTCGGCGTGGCGCGCAGCCAGCTTGATCTGCGCGGCGAACTCGTCGGCCTGGTTCCACGGCATTTTCCAATAGTGCCCGCTGGCCTCGTCGATGATCACTACATGGGGGCCGTCGCTCTTGATGCGGATCGAGCTCATGGACGCATGACCTTGTTCGCGCCGTTGTCGAAAATAAACAGGATGTCGGTGCCCGTTGGCGTAAACGGCAGGCCGGTGATGGTGTCCCAATAAGCCCACAGCTTGCTTGTCGACGGCGTGCCGGTGTGCTTGTAGAGGATCGCCGACTCGAAACTTGCGCCCGACACAGCGGAGAATGTCACATCGCCGGCATCGAGCACGCCGGCCGTGTTGCTCTTACCGGAGAGAGCGCTCGAAGTCGCAATCACCGCGCCGCCTGTGATGTCGTCTAGCGCGTCGTCGGTGGTAAGGTTCGGCACGTCGACGCCGTGGTCGACGAAGAACAGCCGGAAGTCGTCCGACATCCAGTTGAACCCGCCGTTGCACATATTCTCCATGCCCTTGTCAAAAAATCCGTTTGCCATTGAAGCCTCCTAACTCTGTCGTTTGTACCCGATTTCGTTCGCGTTCCATTCAGTGGGCGTCCATGGCGCTGCGGTGTCGGGGTTGTCTTCGAACCATTCCTTGAACCAGCCGTTGCTCCCGAATGGTGGGTTGAAGGACGCGCCTTCGTAGTCGGTCCCACTCTGCCGATTGAGAAACCTAAGCGTTGCCGCGCCCGAGTCCTGCTTGTTGGCGAGCGCGATCAAGCCGACGGCGAGGATGGTCGCAGTAGTCGGCACGTTGCCCGCCGTAAAGGTGTCTTTTTCGCCGACGACGTCAGTCGAGTTGTAGTCCGCGGGGTTCGGCGTCGTTTCGTCCACCGTCTGAAAATTCGACCCGGACGATGGCGTCCAAGTAGTATTCGCGCCCGCCCCTGTTGGCGGGAAATACTCAACGCGGTTTTCACCTATCTGCGAATCGGCGTGAATCACGTCGCAGATGTCGGTGGTCACCGACCCATGCGAACCCATTTGAATGCCGATCGTAACCGCGTCGATTGATCCGCTGCCGACATATTTTGTGTCGAGTCCCGTAGCCGAAAAGACTAGAGCGCCATCCACCCACACGTCGATGGTGCCCGTCGAATCATGTATGACGACTTTCGCTTCAACGTGTTTCCATTGGCCAAACCCGATCAGCCCGGACGCTGACGTTGCCAACAAAACATCGTCGCCGCGGTACAGCTTGAACGAGCCCGCGTCCGTAATCGCCAGGTAACAGTGGACGTTGCCAGCCTCCCACCACTTCATCAGTCTGCACTCGGTCGAGAACGCGGCGCTGTACTTGATCCGCATTGCCGTATAGAACGTCGAACGCGCTGCGACCGGGTGCCCATAGTGCGCCGTTTGCCCTCCCGATCCGCCGCCCAGGACCATCCGCAAAGTCGGGCCGCTGTAGGGGCTGCTTCCCGCGTTGACCGTAGTCGTGAAGTCGACGCCTGCTAACTGCGTGAACGGGAAAATGTCGGAGAGGGTTTGGCTGTAACCGAAGCTCTCTGCCCAGTCTATTACCATGATTCTGCCTCCGTTAAGTCGTTACGCGCACCGCGTTGTTTGCGCCATCGATATAGATCAGCTTCACAGATCCCGGCGCAAGCGTCACGGTGGCGCCGGCCCCGCTGCCGCTCTTCAGGGTGATGTTATGACTGCCCAGGGCGGCATGTTCCACCATGCAAATTTTCCCGCGCCCGAGGAACGTCACCGCCCGCGGCGCCGTCATCGTGTCGGTAAATTTGAAATACACCGCGCCGTCATGCTGCGAGTCGGTGAGGATAATGTCGGCCGTGGTCACGTTGATGTCGAGCTTGCCCCCTAGCACGTTGTCGAGGATTAACAGGGCCGCGTTGTGCGTGACTTCTTTTTGTGACTGGCCGACGGCGATTTCTGGAAATTTGTAGTTTGTCGTGGTCATAGCGTGATCTCGAATGGATCGCCCGGCTCGATCTCAATGTACTTCCGGGTTAGTCGGATGGTCGCCTCGTTGCGCTCGAAGTGCAGCACCGGCAGCAGCCGGGCCGCCATTTGCTTCGCCGCGTCGTCGGACATGGACTCAGCCAAGCTGAAATCGATCATGTGCCGAAACTCGGTGATGATCTTTTCTTCATACTGGAGCCCGCGCTCATAATCCTTATCACGTTGAATGTATTGCACCCGCACCGTACTGGGCAACCGGCGCTCGTGAATCTGGTTGCGTTCGAGTCGATCAGGCACCTGCTCACCGGGCTCATAAGCCGCAAGGTCGGTGAGCGGGATAGTGAACGCGACCGGCCGGCCGCGCTTGCGAAATTTGAGTAAGCCGCCGCTCTCCACCGGATCAAAAAAGTAGTGAGGCATGAGCGGGGAAATCCAATTCGCCATCGTCATTGCCGCGTCGCGACCGTAGCCGTCGACGCAATCGGTGAGCTCGCTCACGTCGAAGCGCGTTTCCTCCATGCCTGCGATGCGGCACGCGTCGCCGACAATCTTGGAGAGCGGCACACATTGCGACACGCCGGCGGGCACCACCTGAAAAAACTCTCGGTTTGGCGCACCGTAATAAAAGATCCCGTCTTTGTAGATAAGTTGGCCGTTGATGAAATTCACCGAGAACGGGTTCGGCGAGGTCCCGATGAGAACCGCTTTCTTATTTTCGAGAGCGTAAAAGTTGACCGGAGCACCTGAGCCAAAGCCGGTTTGGGTGAAGTACATTTCCTCGTCGCTTACGAGGTCGAACCCCGCCAGCTTTTCGACGCCGAGATCCCAAATCTCCAGCACGGTGAAATCAACCGGGTCGATTTTGTAAAGTATCGAGTTTGGGGCGCCGAATAAACTTGTGATTCCATGAGAATACAGGCCATACAGGAAATTGTCGCTCATCCTGAGCACCTGAATTTTCGGCGCCGCCACGTATGGCGCCGGGAAGACGATGTCGGTCGCCATCGATGGAAAGTCGATAAACGCGCCGTCAGGAAAACCACCCATGCCAGGCACCCACATAATGAGCCGCCCTAGCTTGTAAACCCAGGTTCCGCCATTCCCACCGATCACGCCCGGCAGTACGCCGATGAAGATCTCGCGCCATTCGTTATACAGGAAAAAATGAAAACCGAATCCGCTGTGCCAAATACCGGCCGGAACGTCGCTTTTCCCAGCCCCAAACGGATAAATAATATGGCCTTCGACCGGGTCGCTCAATTTTTCATATTTCAGTTCTGGAAACGTACCAACAGGCGTGTGCCTGACCCAATAATACGCCTCGGGATTGCTGTAGGTGGCCGACGCCATCGCTAAATGTTCCGAGTCTGCCACAAGACTGAGGACCTCGTGATTGTCATCGACATGATTCCAATCGCCGACCCATACCCAGGCGCTGCCAATGAAGGGCGGTTGGTTAGGTCCAAACGTCCGCATATGCTCGCTGCCGTCGTCGTAGACTTCGGCGACGGCCTGGGGAATTTGATTGGCGTAGTCGGCGAGCTCGAGCGCGAGCGCGGCCATAGTCACGACGCCACGGTAAGCTGGAGTTCTGCCGACGCCGTGCAGCAGCTCAAAGGTAGCATCGGGGAGCTGGTCCTCCGCGCCCATCATGAATTTGAGCCGGCCGCCCTTGATCGCCGCCGCCGATGCAATGATCTCCGCGAGGGTTGCATCGGGCGACATATTGCGGCGCAGCTTTCCTTGAAGCCAAACCCGCAAGATGCCATCGGCTTGCCGGCGCCGTAACAGCCACAGCGCGTCAGCCGAGTAAGTGTAATAGTAACCCGATGGACTCGCCGACATGCCCTTGCCACCGACGGAATGCTCGACCGCTCGGATGTCGCTTGAATCGATCAATAGCCCGGGCACCGGGAACGTCCCTTCGGTGTCTGGAATATCCTCCCCGAAAGAGTGCGAGGTGACCTGGAGATCTTCGAGTTTCGGACCGATCAGCTGGCCCTTTTCCGGGAACAACAGCCCGCCAACGATGCCGCCGAGCAGGCCGCCGATCGCGCCGCCGATCGGACCGCCGAAGTATGATCCGGCCATCGTAAACATAGACTTGATCATCATCTGGGCGGCAAAGACCGAGTCGGGGAAGATGAGCAAGCCGGCGACCGCGCCCAAGGTGATGTAGATTATTTGGCTTTTGGTTCTCACTCTAACCCTCGAAACTTGTAATAGCGCCGGATGCGAGTCTTGATCCGGTCATCGAGCCTCTGTTCGACCACTTTCCCGGCGCGGCCCGCGCCCCTGGCGACGTTGCTGTGGGCGTGGATCAGCGTGCCGCAATCGGTGAGAATGCCGACATGGCGCGGCTGCCCGCCGAGGTCGGGATCGGCCATCCACGGCACGTCACCCGGTAGCTCGGCGCCATGGGGCACCCGGTCCATGTGCTCGTCGAGCCCTTTTTCCATCGCGCTCGGCACCGGTAACGGCCCGTAGCCCGCGAAGTCCCACTCTGGCGCGATCAATTTCATTTCCTTCGCGACGCCGACGACCAGCCCGATGCAATCCACCCAGCGACCCTTCTCCCTCCCCTGGTGCCGAAAGGGTGTGTCGAGCCAGGTCCGCGCGGCCTCGATTACTTCACCGCGCGTAGCCATGGGCGGACCTCGTAGGGTTGCACGGTCAAGTCTGGCTCGCGCTCCGTGTCACCTTCAATCAGGGTAAGCCCGTTGAGTATGTAAGCCTGGGCCTTGTCCCCGTAGGTGTCCGGATCGTCCCACCCTATGCGCGCGGTCCCGCGCAAGCGCATGGGTGGGCCGTTGAGCCGATGGCCGACTAGGTCGAAGTCCGGTTGTTCATAGAAATGCATTCCGGCATGTCCGGCGCCGCCGACGCATTGCGCGTAAAACGGCGCCAGGATACCACTTTGCGTCACGGCGATTTTAGCTTCACAGCGCATGGTTACACCGGTTGATCAGGGAAGCGGATTGCGCGGTGAACGCCAGGCAAATAAGGCTCACCGCGGAAGTTGTGGACGTTGTCAAATTTGTCGATGCAAGTTTCAACGCGCTTGTCGCAGCCGACCTCGACTATGTAGCTCTGCCCGACGCTGATGTCCCGATAGGTGGAGTCGCGCAGCGTGAACCCGGCCGGCCTCCACTGAATGCTTCCATCCGGGGTGTTGTTCGATATGGGCTCGGTCACGGTGACCCGGGTACGGTTCGGACCCGCTTCGTAGAGCACCGCGGTGACGGTGTATTCACCGTCTTTGGCGGTCGACCCAAACAGGGTAATGATGTCGCCAATCTGAAAGTTTGCCGTTTGATCGCCGGTCACATAGAAGTAACCGCTAACGGTGTCAACCAGTGTGATTGGATAAGACGCGCGCAAGTAACTCTTGACCTCGCTAGAAAATCCCGCGTTCGGCCCGTCAAGAAACGTCAAGAGCCCATGCGTAAACCAGCCTGTTGGCTCGACGCGGTTGTAGTCGGCGAACTGGCGGCGATCTGTAACCGATGTAATGGTGCCGGGTTTGACTAGCGCTTGGCGCGCTTCCCATGTCACGCCGCCGTCGGACACCGTCCCGCCCAGGACCGTCGGCCAGGTCGGTTCGGTGAGGCCGGTTTGCCCCGCGGTGAGCGCCACATAATAGAAACCGTTATAGGTCGAGGGTTTGACGATCATGCCGACGTTGGCATCAAAGGGAATACCCGCGGCGTGTTGCTGGAGCGGCTGCCAGCCGACTGGATCGAGTCGCACCTTGCAGCCATAGCGGTCGTTCCACGTATCCTGGATCCGCGTTCCCAGCTCTGCCCTGCACGTGACCGAGCAGCGCGGCCCCTGTTCTTGAGTGAGCAACGATTTTAAGCCGAGACCTTCAGCCATGAACGCTTGATCGCCCCAGCGGATGTCGCCCAGGCGTCCATAGAGCAGGACGTTTCGACCCTGCGCGAGATTCTGATAATTGACTTCGAAGTGCTCGTACTCGGCGCCGCTGTAGAGTCCCTCCTCGATGTCCTGGGCGACGATCTGATCGCTGTCGAGTAGGGCCTGGACCTCGCGGCTTGAGACACTGAAATCCGATGTCGCGGCCGCCGCCGTGGGCACCGACCCTGTCCGCGCATGGAGTCTAATATTGTTCCAGATTAAATCTCTCTCAAACGACGTGAACCCCAGGCACCGCCGCGCCTCCCCATAGCTCGTGCCTACGAGGTAGGGACTATAGGCCGTTGTGTCGACGTTGATTTCAAACTCCGTCGGTGACAGTACCGTGACTTGAAAATACAGCTCGCTGACGTTGCCGACAAAGTTGACCTGGGTCATGCCCTCGATTTTGACAAATTTCACCACGTCGCCGGTCTTCAACCGATGCTGCCAGAGAGTCGTCACCACGCCAGGGTTTGCGTTTGTGATGTTGACCACCCTCGGCTGACGCGCCGCCAGCGAGAGGATTGTGCAAAACGCGATGGTCTGCACTTGGCCTTGATAGTGGGCGAGCAGTCCGGCCGGGATCGTCTTCACGGGACCAGCCTCACTTCCTCGACCTGGATGCTAACCTCGCCGGCCTGCCACGCGATGAAACTTGGGTCGAAGTCGTCCGAGGCGAAGCGGACCGGGTGATAATACTCGAACCCGGCGCGCACAACGTCACTGCCGGCCAAGCCTGGAGAGCGGGTGATAACCCCGGTGGTCGCGTTCATAGTCCAACCGGAAAACTCCTCTACGCCGTTTACCGAGACCTTGAGCGTCCCGGCTTTGGGTTTGTAGATGGTCTTTACCAGCGACGCGCCGCCGACGGTGTAGGTCTTAATCAGCTGGAATTGAGTCTGCCCAGCGGTCGCGGTGGCAATCACCTGATCATTTGCCGAGGTGCTAACAGTTTTCTGATCGCCGTGCGCGCTTTTGTAATCGAGCCAGTTCTTGAACAGGAACATATGACCCTGCCCGCGGACTACTAGAAACAGCTCGTAGAGATCATAAATTTTGCCGATCTCGCGCGCGCCATAGCCCACGTCCCAACCGTATATTGGCGTGTCGCGGCGAATGTCCGCGGTGTGCCATCCGCTCGGCACTTTTACGATGCCGGTTAAAAAGCGCGGTCCGCCAGGGCTGGCGAAGCTGATGTCTGTCGGGAAGACGATGTCATCGTAAAAAGCCATCGCTTAATCAATTCTCCTGAAAGTATCGCGGACCTGGCTCTGAATCTCCCGCCTGCTGCGCGCGAAGCTGCCGGCGTCGTTGGCATAAACATTGACGACAACCGCCCTGTCTTTTCCTCCCGTCCAACCCTTTGCGTTATCCGGCATGCGGCCGGTCGCGTTGATGTAATCGAGCGCGGGCTTGCCCATCATACCGGTAGCGCGGTCATTGACGACATACTCTCCGTCTTTCAGCACAGCATTAACCTCGCCGCCGACGTGGTAACGCGGCAGCCGGCGGCGGAATGTCGCGTGCTCTCCACCTGGGGTCACTAGACCGCCACCGTGGTAGCCCATTCCAGTGACCAGCCCGCCCCCTTCGGAATAGGCGCCGGCGTCGGTGGCGCCCCCGCTCGAACTGAACAGCATTTCCATTCCGCCCATGTCCCCGCCACCGCCTTGCGAACTAGCAGCAGCGGCAGCGGCTTGGATGGCGGCAATCGCGGCCGCTTGCAGGGCCTGTATGCTCGTCTGTGCTGTCGCCCCGGTCGTCTGAATTGCGGCGGTCGCCGTCGACTCCAGCGCGTTAATGCCGCCACTTGCCGTCGATTGCGTCGATTGAATAGCGCTCTGGCCGGTCGTAGCGGTTGCTTGAATTGCGGTAACCGCGGCTGCTTCTGTTCCACTCTTCCCGCCTTCTCCTAGTGTGACCGATGCGGCGTCGCGCATCTCCTGGCCGCGCTCTGCGTCGAGCCGGTCCGCTGCGGTGGTGCCCGGTAATTGGCGGCTCGGCTGGGGGGTCTTGCCGAGGCCGAGCATGTCGAGCAGAGATCCTAGCCCGCCCGCGATGCCGGCCCCCTGCTTGCCGAAGTCCGGACCAAGAATCATATCCTTGAGTCCGAGCGTGATTTGATCGGCCAATAGTTTGTTGATGATGCCGAGAACTTTTTTGCCCCAGTCTTCCCAGCTGGTGATGTTGCCGTTGAGAAAATCCTCGATGCCGTCGCTAACCGCGCCGAACCCGCGCTCGATGGCCGTTCGCATGAACTCCGTTGTTTCTTCGGTCTTGTCTTTGATGTCGTCGTAGGTCGTAATCCATGCGTCGGCGGTGGCCTGGGCGGCCTGCGCATTAACGTCGGCAACGTCCTGGCCGGCGGCGATTGCCGCATCGCGCCACTCTCTGATAACCTTGACGCGCTCCTCAAATTCCCGGTTAGCCCGGGCAACATCCTGCTGATCCTTGGGCAGAATGTCGATCGCCATCTGTTTTTGGAGATCCTGAAAGGCGGGCTCGATCTTAGCCAATGCTTCAGCCGCCGCCTTGGCGCTCTCCTCAATGGCGCGGCCCCACTCCTGGCTATCTTGATCAAATGCCTTGCCGAGCGCGTCGAGCTTGGCGAGCTCATGCTGCATGCGCTTGAGCTCGTCAGTGCCGGCGATGATCCGTTCCTTGAGCGATTTGAAAAACTCTTCGATGCCCTTGGGGATCGGCAGTTGTTTTTCGCGCAGCTTTTCTTTGAAATCCTCAAACTGTTTGTCGAGGCTCGCGCCAAGGGCGAAATCAGTGCCGAATCGGAGCTCGATCTTTTTGCTTTCAATCGTGGCGAGCTGCTTTTCGAGGCTGTCAAGGAAAGAGTCGGCGAGATTTTCAACGTCTTTTTTTGCACCCTTGGCGCCGTCGCTGATGCCTTTGAAAACAGCGGTGGGCTTGGTGACGTTGACTTTATTTAACCGATCGAACTCCTCGCGCAGATCGAGCACACCGTCGCGCGCCTGGCGCAACGCCTGAGGATTGATGCCGAAGCCGGGCTTTTCTCCCGCCGCGATAATTTCCTTGGATGTCATGCCCTCAACACGGCCCTCGGGAATACCGCTGAGTTGGGCGAACTTCTTGGTAGCATCGGCGAGCTGCGCTGCCACTTTGGGCGCATCGCGCAGGGCGCCGAAAAATCGCAGGATACCGGCGACGCCCTCGGCGCCGAGCAGCAGCGCTTGATTCTTGAGTCTGGTCAGCGCGTCGCCGATATCGTCGAGTGCCTTTACGTCCGCCGCGGTAAGGCCAGAGCGCTTGACTTCGTCAAAGCGACCGGCCAGCGCAGCCAGGGCCGGGCCCAGCTCCTTGGCCGATTTGCCGAGCAATGTGAACATCACAGTGTTGCGCTCGACCGGGTTCTCGATCTTGGCCAGGGCGTCGGTTACTTGTTTGATGAAATCGTCAACCGAGATATTGCGCAGCTCCTCGAAGTTCAAGCCCAAGCGTTTGATCGCCAGCGCCGCCGGGTCGGTTGCTTTGTCGATGTTGCCGAGATTTTTCTGAAGGTTGAAAACACCATTGGCGAAAGTGTCGACTGACGTGCCGGACTCCTCCAATGTCGACTTGAATCCGGAGAGAAACTCAACCGATATGTCCGTCCGCTCGTGCAGATTTTGCAGACTGTCGGCCAAGGCGAAGATCTTGGAAGTGAACCCCGTCAGTGCGCCGACGCTTAGAACCGCGCCTAAATTACCCAAGGCGGAGGTCGCCAGATTTTTGATATTGCCGAAGGACGATGCGAAGTTGTT